AGCGTCACGCTGCTGCTCCATATCGTAGGCGCCGAACCTGCCAGCGTAGTTGTCGGCGGACTGGCCAAACTGCGCGATTCCGGCATTCTGCGGACGCCCCAGCATGCCTTGATACTGGTTGAGCAAGCCTTGGTTGCCATCCTGCCCGAACAGCATGCCGCTGACGTGCGGATCCATGGTTTGCGTGTTGGTCACGGTCTGCGTGCCGGATTGCGAGCTGCCGCCGCCACTTCGTCCAATGAGACCCCCTGCGATTGCGCCACCGGCGCCAATGACTGCTACCCATGCCATATCAATTCCCCTTCAATTTGAGTTTCTGTTCGCAGAACGCGAGGTATTCCTGCTCGGTGTGGACAATGAATTGCTGCTCGATCTTTTCCAGATCGGTTTCGTGGGTGCCGTGGACGGTCAGCCAGCGGCAATCGGTGTGCGCGTACGCGGCGCGCTTGGTGCCAGGCGGCGAGACGACGAGGAAGCCGGGGCCGACGCGCATAGGGCCATCATCCGTGACGATCGTCATTTCGCCTTCCAGCAGCACGTTCATGTTTTCGAATTTGTGGATGTGGCCGACGATCACGGACCCGGCTTTCACGCGCAGTTCGCGCCCGTAGACGCCGTACGAGTGGTGATGCAGCACCTCGCCATCGAGTAGCGGGAGTTCGTCGCGGATCGCCCGCTCAAGCGCGAAAGCCTGCGAATGGGCGTTGAAAAACCCGCTCGCGGCGGGCTGTGTTTCGGTCAATTCGTTCATCATGGGATGGCCTTCACCAGTGTCCAGACTGCTCCGTTATGAATGTAAATACCCTTGCCGCTTCCACCCGGATTCCAGTTCGTGCCGTCTGCATAGCGCATGTCGCCGTCGCGCGGTTTGGCAGGCGCACTGTCCTGCTTATCGAGGTGGCCGGCCGCCAAAGCCTGAATCGCAGCGCTGATCTGCTGTAGTTCGTCGCGCAGGAAGCGCTGCAGCTGGCTGGCGTCGATCGGTGGCTCACCGGGGGCGTAGGAGACCGAGCCAAGGTTCGGCGTTCTCAAAATGCCCCCGCGTCGGCGATGTCAAGGTCGTAAGAGTCGAGCCGCCAGCTAAACGAAGTGCCGGTCGAGAACCGGACGGCGATATAGCGCCCGCTCACAAAGCACTCGTTGCGGAACGTCTCGCCAATCACGTGGTTCATCGTCGGCCCATACGCCGGATCGGAATAAGGATCATTGCTCGCACCGATCTGCACGCTGACGGTCTCGCCCACGGTGCCGGTAATGCGCGGGATGACTGCCTTGACCAATTTGACGCGGTCGGGCGCCTCGAATGCCAAGCCGCGGCGCTCAATGTGAGATTTCGGAATCGCTCCGTCAAACGAGGACGAGCTGTCCATCAGGTACAGTTTCTGGTCGGCGCTTGCCATGATCGTGCGCGCGGTCGACGGCACGAAGTCGGGGCCGCCCCACGACGAGCTGTCAGACTTCCATGGCGACGAATCCGAACTCCACGTGCCGGCCAGTCCGTTATCCACCGGGCCATATGCGGCGTGGTTAAGGTGTGGCATCTCGCGGAACGAGACCGTCTTGTCGACGTAGTTGTAGACCATCGCCCGGTCGCAGCTGGTCGACCCAATGGCCGGATAGCACACGAATACCTCGTTGAAGAACGGATTCTTGAAGACGAAGCAGAGTCGGGCGCCCTCAACGTCGATGCTCTGGAACAGGTCGCGGCGAGACTGCTTGTCCAGCACGGATACCGCACTCTGGCCGTCGTGGTAAATCACGTCCGATCCGGTCAGCACCAAATGGAAGCCGTCCAGCTCCGCGATGCAGTTTCGATTCATGGCTCCGGACGTGCCGAGCACCTTGGAGAAGCGGAAAATGTACGGCCCGCCCGTGAAATCCATGCGCCAGATACTGGATTCCTTGTAGATCATGAAGGAGTCGCGCAGCGCCATACCGTCGATGATGATGTCCTGACCCTCGGCCAAGTCGGTCTCGCCTGCGTCGTTCGTGGCGTCCGCTTCGTTCCACGTCGACGGGATCGCCCCTGGTACGGCAGGTGACGACCATTTGACTGTGTACGGCAGGTCGACCCCGCCGCGCGTCAGGCCAAGCGCGATCAGGAACTGCTTGTACTGGCGCAGCGACTTGCAGTAGGTGCCAGCCGGCCAGCCGGTCAGGTCGACAAACTTGTGCGTCAGGTTCTGGTCCCAGTACATCGGCTTGAATGTCGCGTCGCCAGTATTGAGGATCGGGATACCGCCGAACACGCAGCCCGTCCACGAATTAACTACGCCAGCGCGCGGCGTGGCGTGCGTGATGTCGGTATGGGCCGTCGCGCCAGCCGTGATCGTGACAGCGAAAGTTTTGGTGGCAGTCGCGTAAATCCAGTAACGCTGACCCTGCACGCTGCACGGCATGACGTATTGCGGCACGTACGACGGGCTGTTGTACACCTCGCCTTGACCGTAGAACGGCAGTGCCATCCCGTCGAGGAAGCGCACATTGGTGGCATCAGTCCACGCGTTCGGTGGCAACTCGGCGACGGACAGGTCTCGATTGACACCGATAGCCCCAGCGCCCTTGATTTTGATGATTGGCATGCTGGCCTATTGGTAGTAGGTGATCTGGACGACAGCGCCGGCTGGCACGACGACTGGATAGCCGGCGCCGGGCGCGACGACAACGCCGCCATAGCTGAGGGTCGCAGCGGTCGGCGTATCGGGATCGCCGCCTGCGAACGTCTTGCCGAAGCCGGTCGCGTTGGCGCCTGACGAGCCGGGCGAGCCGGGTATTACCGTGTCAGCGCCCTGTGTGTAGCTGTGGTACACGTCGTTGTAATCGTAGGCATAACTCCAGTCGCCGATGTAGGTCCGTTCATAGGTGTTCTCTGGCTTCACATCGCCCGACCAAGTTCCCTCTTCGTGCACGTGAAAGTCGGAATATCCGGGCTTGGCGATCAGGAATTGGTCGATAAATAACCGCTTCGCGCCCGGCGTGATAATGTCAGGCGTTCCTGCCGAGCCGTTCTGGCCATGCCCAACAACAGAGTTCAGCAGGATCACGTCAGCCGGGCATACCCACGTTGTGTTCGCGCTGAACGTGACCGTTTGCAGCACCTTCGGGCGGCTACCGAACAGCGCGAGTAGCAGGTCGACGTTCACCGAGCCACCTTCATGTAGACCGCGCCGTCGCCGAACGAGAGCAGTAGCAAGAAGTCGGTGCCAATGGTTTGCAGGATGATTCCAGACGAGCTAAATGTCGTCGTGAGCGAGCCGTCAGACTTGATAATGTTGATGCCAGTCGTACTGAAACCGTTCGCGCCACCGTTTATCAGGCGCACGAGGATGCCGGCAATTCGACCTGCAGGAAATCCGGTTGCGCTCAGTACAAATGCGCCGGTCGAGGTCAATGTCTGCCCCTCGCCATCAGCATAGTTGATCACTTGCGCCGCAGTGCCGGAATTGCCCTTGTTCGATACCGGCTCGCCGCGCAAGTCGATGCCAGCCCATCCCGCACTCGCTCCGTCTGTCGTCAGGAACTTGGCAGCATTTCCAGTCTGGCCGGGGATGCCCGAAGCGGCAAAGGTCAGCTGGTCGATGAAATTCTTCGTAACGCCGACCAGCCGGAACTCGGTGCCGTTGTAGATCATCAGGTATTCCTGGCCGACGATCAGGTCACCCAAGGCTAGTGCCGCGCCAGTCACGCTCTTGACTGCTTTCGCGCCCAGCCCCGAGATATTCATCGTGTAGGCGCCCGTGCTGTTCACGGCTGGCGAGAACACGACCAGCATCTTGTCCGCATAGTCGGGCAGGGTAGTTGCGGGCGTCAGAGTGCCGGCCACCGCAGTCCCGCCTTCCACGCCAGTGACGAGGATCGCGCCGCCGAAGCCGGCGAACGAGTTGCGCAGCGTCTTCTTGATGCCGCGCAGGTGGTCGTCACCGGCAGACTTGATATCCGCAGGACCGGGGTTCGCCGGATCCAGATCGGCGATCGTATTGAATGTGCCTTCGAGAGCCATGGTTTTCCTTAATGAAGAACGTCGGAGCGCACGGTCATCGTGCCGCCCGTATGCCAGTCGGCCAAATTCAGCGCGTCAATGGCGATCTTGTATTTCGCCTCCCATGCAGGGATCTGCGATTCGTTTTGCGTGAACACCAGCGCCTCACACATCGTGGCTGCAAGGTAAATATTTGGCTGGTCGCGGATCAGCCAGTTAATACCGTCGACCGCATCGAGCAGTGATGGCAGTTGCTGGCGATAGGCGCATTTGAGGCTGTATGCGGAGTCCGGCGTCGCCCCGAGGTATAGATACGGGCCAATGACCGTGTAGAAGCGCGGCACACCAGTGGAGCCAGTGGTGAATTCATCGTTGTACTGGTCGGGCGTGATGTATCCGAGCGGACCATGCTGCGGAATGCTCAGCGAGGTAATTTCAGACATATCGAAAGGGGCGGGAACGACGTTTATTCCTGCTGTGCATGCGATCGTCGTAACGGTCTCTTGCAGGCGCGCCTCGAGATCGTCATTGATGCGCTTCTCGGCCAGCATAATGAAGTCGTCCAAAATCGGATCGGCAGCGAAACCGGGGCGATGCGTCCAGTTCTCGACGGCTTGCTTGAGCCACGGAAGGGAGCGCGACGCCACGGTAACGGGTGGCGCTAGAGGCGGCAACACCGGGTCAGGCACAGGATCTGGCGCCCCGCTTGCCGCCAGCGTCATGACGTCCAGCGTGAGCGGCACGGAAGAAGGATTCCCGACCGTGTCATAAGCTGTCACAGCCAGCGTGTATAGGGTCGACGCAGAGAGCGCTGAATAATTTGCTGTCAGATTCAGTCCAGTGCTGAATGGGGTGGCTCCATTCATGCTGATCTTGTATTCGGCGATGCCGTCAGCGTCAGTGGCAGCCAGCCAAGATGCCGAGATGGTCGATGCTGTGGCAGTCGCGCTAATTTGCCCGACCATGACCGGCCCCGTAGTGCCAGCCGTGCCGGCCGCCGCGACCGTAAAGCTGGCCGTGCCGCTCTTGCCTGGGTTCTGAACGCTGGTTGCGGTGACTGTGCCGCTGCTACCAGCTGGTGCGGTCAGTACGCCACCGAACACAGAACCCGCGGTCGTCGTCCAAGTCACAGCCTGCGATGGCGAGCCGGTCCCGTTGACGCTCGACACAAATGTCTGTGACGCCCCAGCCGCGATAGTCGCACTGCCGGGCGTCACAGTTACGCCTGAAACGATCGACGTCAGCGTGCCAATTGTGATCGTGAACGGTACGCCTGGCGTGAATACGCCGTTTTTCTTGGTGATCTGCACCCCGGCATGCAAGCCGTCAGGACCGCTTGCAGTAATGCTGCCGTCTTGGTTGATCAGGAAGCTTGTCAGGCCGGGCGGGATCGCCGTCACCTCGTAGGCGTACTCCGTTCCCACCGGGTCTGACACGTCCACGTCATTGAGCAGCGGGTGTGGCGCCGTGCCAGCAGTCGGGATTGCTGGACCAAGGATGCCCCGGCCACGGTTGCTGTCCATGACGATAGCGCCCGTCAGGAACGAGGCGGAATCCATGATGATGGTTGGTCCTGGTGTCGGCACTGGCGCTCCTGAATCGACTG